TGATAATCTGGGCGTGTATGGCCCGCTGTTCGAGTCGATGGGTGAGCAAGCTGCCATGTGGCCCGATGACCTGGCCGTTGCCGCACTCGAAGGCGGTGGCGCAAATCTCGGTTTTGACGGCGTGCCGTTCTTTAATGTGGCACATCCCAGTTTGCTTGCTGGCGGTGCCGCGGTTGCCAACGACTTCCCGGCCACACCGCTGACTGCTGCCAACTATGAGGCTGTGCGATCGGCTATGTCGACCACCTTTATTGGCGAAGATGGCCGTCCGCTGGGCGTTCGTCCCAACCTGCTGGTGGTTCCACCCGCGTTGGAGCGCACTGCGCGCACCATCCTCGAGGCAGAGCTCATCCCAAGCGATGCTGGAACGTCGCCACAAACCAACGTGCTGCGCAACACTGCCACCGTGCTGGTCATGGAGCGGCTGCAGAACCCCGGTCAGTGGTATCTGATGGACACCCGTCGTCCCATCAAGCCGTTGATTTATCAGCTGCGCCGTGCTCCTGAGCTTAACAGCAAGACCGCACCAACTGATGACAACACGTTCTGGGATAACCAGTTTATTTGGGGCATTGATGCACGCGGAGCCGTTGGCTACAGCCTCTGGTTCTTGGCTGCTCGCGCTAACTGATAGCCATGGCGGTGCCTTATGCCACAATTGATGACCTGCGCAGCTTAGGCTTGCGCGGGAGGGCGCTGGAGGGTGTTGATCCCGCAGACATTGAGGCCCAGCTACTCAATGCCTCTGGGTTCATCGACACCTTCTTGCCCAGTCATTACAAGGCACCGCTAGTAGCGCCCTACCATCCGTCAATTGTGGAGGCCACCGTCGCCATCACCAGCTATCGCTTGCTTGGCTGGCGTGGCTGGAGACCAGGGCCGCACGACGAGGAAATTCGTGCGAGGTATCGCGATGCCATGCAGTGGCTTGAGATGCTCAGCAAGGGCTCTGTGTCGTTACCAAGCGGCTCAGATGGCACAACGCGAAATGAGGGTGCGCCGCAAGTGCAAACTGGTGGCGTGTCTCGCACAGCTGCATCACCTGACTATGCAGCAGGGGCCCGGCGCAATTGGTAGGGATCAAGATAAGCGGCGCCGCCGAGCTGGCTGCTCTGGCAGATAAGGTTGCCAGCGTGCCGTCAATCCTAAAGGCTGCGCCTCCGGTGTTGGCCGAGGAGTGTGTGAGCCTGGTGCGAGAGGGATTTGCCAAGGAGGCCGACCCCTATGGCAAGGGCTGGGCACCCAAAAAGGTGCCAGATGGCAGAGCTGTTGGCGTTGTTACCGGCGCGATGAAAGGCAGCACCCACGCTATCCACAGCGGCACCAGCTTTGGCGTTGGGTTAAGTGTGAACTATGCCCAATATTTTAACGCAAAGCGGCTTTTGGTACCTGATGCTGGGCGTGGTTTGCCTGCTAGCTGGGTGGCTGAATTCGAGGCAGTGATTGCAGACATGTTCGAGGCGGAGCTAGGCTGATGGCCTCGATTTTCAAGCAGATTGTTGATGGCATTCACGCCAAAACCGATCCACTTGGCATCTTGTACATCGGCATAGGCGACGCAGTTAACAGGCTGGCCGTCAGCTACGGCATTGGCAGGCTTGCCACCGAATTGCACGAAACCGTGCCGCACCTGGTGTGGATCCCCACTGATGGCACAATGTCAGCGCCGTCTAACATTGGCGGCCGCCCGCTGGGCCTGCCTGGTGGCACTCGCGATCGGTCTCTTTTGACAAGAGAACAAAACTGCCAGGTGCAGATTTGGGGCGGAAACTTTGAGCAGGCAGAGGTGCTGTGGCACAACACGCTGGCAGCGGTTTGGGCCTATTCGGCTGGCAGCGTTGAATTTGGCAGCCACAGCTGGGTCACGCAAACAGAGGCTGGCGCTGACTATTCGGCGCTTGGCGAGCTTGTGACGCAAGACATCACGTTGCACATACCAGTGCACGAGTCTGCCATTTCTGGCCTGCCGCTTACTGTGTTGGCAGCGCAGGATCACACAGGCATCATTGAGCTGCCCACAGGACCGGAGGTTGTTTGCTAATGTCCGAAACAAAGACACCGGAACAATGGGCCTTTGCCCTTGGTCAGTATAAAGTTGGGCCAAAGCCCAGGCGCATCAAGCAGCTGAGCTGGCAGCATAACGTGGCAGCAGTTGTGCATGGATGGGCTCAGCATGAGCACGATGCACAATCGCCAATGCAGTTGACCAAGTCAGCCTACCAGGGCGCAATTGATGCGGTTGAAAAGCAGACATCAGATGGCACGCTGAGGCCATGCGATGCAGCTCTGTCGCCATTTTGCAAGCTTCACAAGCCAAAGCCAAAGCCAAAGCCAAAAGCCACGCAAAAGGCAGAGCAGCAGCAAGGCTTGCCAGAGCCTACAAAATCAACATCACGCAAGAAAATACGACGGCGCAAGTCAGCGCCCAAAAAGGATGACTGATCATGCCGATCCCAGGTCAAAGCTTCACCATTCTGGATCCGGGCCTCGCTCTTAGTGAGCCAGCGCCATCGACACCAATATATCTTGGCTGCTCGAGCCTTGGCGCCGTCAATACAATCATCAGCGTTAACAGCCCAGCGGCGGCAGTTGCTGCCCTTGGACAGGGCCCATTGGCTGAGGCTGTTTGCCATGCTCTTGCAGTTGCAGGTGGCCCCATTCTGGCCATGCCGCTGACCAATAGCGTGGCTTCTACAATTGGCGCTGTGACCGTCACACGGGTTGGCGCTAGCACTGGCGACATCACTACGGTGCCACCAGCCGGCTCGCCTCTGGACGCCTATGAGGTGCAGCTGCGCATTACTCAGTCTGGCAGCGTGGCTGCCGCAGACTTTGCTTTTGTATATTCGCTCGATGATGGCCGCACCGAGAGTGCAGAGGTCAATGTCCCAGTTGCTGGCACATTTACGATCCCAGAGACAGGCATCACCTTGACCTTTACCGATGGCGCTGGCCCAGACTTCTTTGAGGCTGGCGATGTGCACGAGTTTGACACCACCGCGCCCTACTACGGTGTTGCAGACGTGGCAGCCGGTGTTGCGGTGCTCAACGCCAGCGCAACCGAGTGGGCATTTATGGCGCTGATTGGCCAGCCTGCCAGCGCTGCTGCTGGTGTGGCGATGTTTGCCGCACTTGATACCCACATGACAACCTTTGAGAACAACTTCCGATTTGTTCGCGTTGCCATGGATGCAGGCAATGACACCACCGCAAACATCATCGCAGCTTATGCAGCGGTAAGCTCAACGCGAATCATGGCCGTCTATGGCGACGCAGACACGGCCACCAGCAAGCCCATCCCTGGGTGGGGCGTGCCAAAGATGAGCGCTGTTGTGCCTGTTGCAGCTCGAGCCACAGCATCACTAATCTCCACCGACCTAGCGCGCGTCGCATCTGGCCCGCTGACGGGTGTGGTTGAAATCAGCCATGATGAGTTTTTCGATGATGTGTTAGACCAGCATCGCATTGCGACACTGCGCAGCCATCTGGGTCGCCAAGGCTTCTTTGTGACCCGTGGCCGGCTCAAGTCCAACCCTGGATCTGACTTCACCGATTGGCAGCTTGGCCGCATCATGGACGTTGCGTGTCGTGAGACCTTCATTGGTCAACAGGCGTTCTTGAATATCGGTGTGCGCACCCAGGCAGGCACAGGCTTCATCGATGAGCGTGATGCACAGCGACTTGAGACGCAGGTAGAGGGCAGGCTACGTCAGCAGCTCACGCAGCCCATCAATGCCGAGGGCAGCCCTGGCCAGGTGAGCGCATTGCGCTACGCCATTGACCGCACAAATAACATCGTGGCAACCAGCACACTGCTTTCTGAGGTGGCTATCCAGCCTCTTGGATATGCTCGATTTATCACAACCACCCTGGGCTTTACCCTCATCGCGCAGGCTGCATAGGACTTTGACCAATGCCAACAAACTATCCCCTAATCAACGGCGTAAAATTCGATTGGTCCAGCATCGAAATCAGCCTATCTGGTGGCATTTTCACAGGCTGCACCGAGCTGGCTTATAAACAGACCCGAGAGGTTGGTGAGGTATACGGTACCGGAGCAGAAAAGCTGGCCCGCACCCTCGGCCAGCTGAATGCCGATGGCACCATTGCCATGTACCGCCGAGAATTTCAGGATTTTTTGGCGCTGCTAACCAACAACGGCCAGTCTGGCTACCTCGACACAAGCTTTGACATCACTGCGACCTACAGCGCTCCCGGTGGCGATGGCACGCTGACTGACAAATGCATCGGCTGCGTCATCACCGAGCCCGACATTAGCAGCACGCAAGGCACCGACCCAATCATGGTGACTTGCACACTCGACATCATGCGTGTGGAGCTTGGTGGCATTCTGCCGATTACAAATATGCTGGTTTGATTAAACCAAAAACCATGGCTGGCAAAGGAGACACTAGCCAATGACAACCGACAAAGACCCCTTGGACCAACTGCAGGTGGAGCATGGCGAAATCAAAGTCTATCAGACTCCATCGGGACCGTTCGCAATCAGGCGCCCAACCGCTGCCGAATATCAGCGCTTTGTTGATAAAGCCACGGGTGACGGCTCGAAATTCCTGGCACAAAAGGAGCTTGTTCGCTCCGTGCGAGTGTTCCCAGATCGGAGCTCCGCAGCCAGCATCATTGATGCCTACCCTGGGCTCATATCAAGCGCTTGCTCTGAGGCCGTCGAAATGGCAGGCGCTAGTTTCGAGGCCGAAACGCGAAAAGGATAGAACGCTGGCATGCAAACAGGCGCTTGCCATTGCTCGCGGCTCGCGCCTTGCTGGCGTTCCAATTTTGCGAGAGGGACGAGCAGGGAAACCCAACCGAGTTGGCCCAAGATGGCGCGCTGCTGCATGCAGAGGTGCACGACATATTTCGGGCCATGGTCAAGGTGCTGTTGAAATAGGGCGCTGCAATGGCTGATTCGGTAAAGCTCACAGTTCAGCTGGTTGACCGCGTTAGCGGGCCATCACGCAAAGCCGCAGCGGGACTTGACAACATAAATGGTGGCCTAAAAAAGGTAGACAGAACAGGCGCTGCGGTTGCGGCAAAGGTCGGCGCAGCGTTTGCCAAAATGGCTGCTGTAATTGGGACGGTTGTGGTCGCAGCCGTTGCAGCAGCTGGCAGGGCCATGGTCAAAGCAGCTGCTGAGGCAGAGCAGTTTCGCTTTGGCCTAAAGGCCTTTTTGGGTAGCGGGAAAAAAGCAGATGCAGAGATGCAAGCGCTTCTCCGCATATCTGACAAGCTGGGCATAAGCTTCAAAAACACGGTAAGCACATTTCAGTCGTTCGTAAGCGCCGGCCTCTCGCCAAAGGGCGCAAAGGACATGATCAAATGGCGGGCTGACCTCGAGGCTCTTGCTGCTGGTGTGCCATCAAAAATGGCTGCCGTTGGCTCTGCCTTTGAGCAGCTCGAAAAAGCCATTGTCAGCGGCAAAATCGAGGCCGATGCATTTCAGACGGTGCTGAAGGGGATCCCAGGCGCCGACAAGCTGAAGGTGCTCACAAGGGTTGCCAAGCTTCTTGGCAAAAGCGGCAAAGACGCTGCCAAGTTTATCAAAGAAGCTGGTAAGAACATGTCAAAGCTGCCAGTGCCTGAGACCATCAAGGCATTTAAGCAGCTGTTCCTTGAAGGGGCCAACGCCCAGAAACTCGGTGCACTTGCAACAGCCAAGCAGCTGAGCACGTTCAGCGGTGCGTTTGCAGCGTTCAAAAACCGAGCAAACAACACCCTGACAAGGATTGGCATCGGCATAGGACCATCGCTCAAGAGTGCATTTTTGCCAGCGCTCAAAGCAATGGGCGCAGCGCTTGGTAAGGTCGACATAGCCAAGGTTATTGGGCGCATAAAAGCAGGCATTGAGGCGGCAGCGCCGGCAATCAAGGCTTTTGCGTCTGGGCTTGGCAAGGGCCTGGCAAAGTCGATTGTTATCGCAAGCAAGCTGGCCAAGGCTTTTGGCAAAATGTTTGGCGCGTTTGATGCCAAATCGATCTCCATGGTTGGCCAGATGATTGGAGCATCGCTTGCTGCTGTTGGTGTGATTGCAACAGCTGTTGCAGTTCCAATTCTGGCTATAGCCAAATACATTGGCCAAACCGTTTCAGCAATCAGGTCTGCGGTTCAGTGGTTCAAAAAACTATTCACCGCACCAGCTGAGGCCATTGGCGCTATAGGCTCCTTTTTTGCCAACCTTGGCACATCAATAGCAACTGCGGTTGCCTCGCTTGGTGCTGCTGCTCTTGGCATTGGCAAATCGATCGTGTCTGGCATTGTCAAAGGCATTTCATCGGGTGCCAGCTCTGTCGTTTCGAGCATTGTGTCGGTGGCAAAGTCTGCGATTGGCGCCGCAAAAAAGGTGCTAGGCATAGGCAGCCCATCGAAGGTATTTGGGTATTTTGGCGAAATGTCAGCGCTTGGTTTTGCCAAGGGCATGGAGTCGGTTAACGCTGTGCCATCGCTGCAAGGTTCGGCGCAGCTTGCGCCAGGCCTCGGTGGTGGTGGTGCCACGGTCAACCAGACCAACGTATTTGAAACCTCGGTGAACGAGGCGGCCAGCGCTGCTGCCACGGCAAGTGAGATCAAAAAGCAGCAGCTTTTGCAGATGGCTGCAGCCTTTGAGCGGGCCGCGCTTGAGTTGGGTGTGGGCACAGTATGACTGTTCTGGCTGGTGCTCAGTTTTTCGGCGGTGGCGAGCTTGCCACTTATGAGTGGGATACGATCTACCTCGGTGGGGTGCGGTGGCCAGGGATCGCATCTGTCAGCGGCAAGGGCATTGCCAGGCGCATTGATGTCAAGCGAAGCAAGGGCAGCGATGGTGCCAGGCTAAAGGACGAAGGCAACGACCCAGCAGAGTTTTCAATCAGCATCATGATTTACAATCAAGGTGATTGGGTTGAACTGCAGCAGCTTTTGCCAACTGTATCGCCTCGCAGGCCAGGCGGCCCACGTAGCCCGATTGGCGTCATCTATCCTTCGCTTCAGGTGCTAGGCATCACAACTTGCTACATCAAAGCGGTGCCCGTTTTTGCGTTGGACAAAACCACCCAGCAGTTAACAGTTACGCTGGAATGCATCGAATGGATCCCGCGACCAAAGCCTGTAAAAAAAGGCAGCGGCACCAAGGCAGGCAAAGCAACAAACGAGATTGAGTCTGTGGCAGTCAACCAAAAGGAGGCTACGTTCGGCGATAGCAACGACAATCCACAGCAAAACAGCCCAATCAAGCAGGCTCAAAAAGGTCTCGTTGGGTCTGTTGTGGATACGACGCAGCAGATCTACGAAAACACGTTTGTGGATGGTGCCACATGACAGCCTACACTCTCAACGGGCTGCCAATTATCAGCGCCTCGGTATATGAGCCGCGCGATGGCAATTGGACGGCTGACCTCGAGGTTGATACAGCCGAGGACATCACAGCGGGATCTGCTGTGGCCATGAGCCTTGGCGATGCTGCCTTTGCTGGCTCGGTTTATCGCGGTGGCGTTGAATCTGGGCGCTGGATGGGCAGGATCCAGGGTGGCAGCGGCGGCTTGCTGTCTACCCTCGCACCAAAAAACTATGCGCTCGTGACGTTGTCCGCGGTGCTGTCTGAGATTGCCTCAGCCGCCTCACAAGCGCTCGCAAGTGACTCGATGGATCTGTCCGCCTATCAAGTGGCAAACTGGCAGAGAACGGCAGGAGCGGCAGCCCATGCCGTGCAAGACATCGCAGACGAGCTTGGTGTGCCATGGCGCATCACCAGAGCTGGCGAGTTGAGGCTGGGCCAAGCCAGCTTTGCAGAGCTTGACTCATCGCAGATTGAGATTGTGGCAGACCCAGCCATCGGTTCGGCAATCTATGCCCCTGATGCGGATCCGGTGATCCAGCCAGGCGTTTTGATTGACGGAAGGCCAGTCAGCTATGTGAGCACGCTGCTAAGCGCTGGCCAGCTGCGCCAAGAGATCTACTTTGACGACAGCACCCAGGCAATCAATGGCCGCATCAAGGGCAGCTTGCAGGCCATCATTGAGGCCGTTGTGGGCAGGCGCCTGGCCTACCATGCCCTGTGGCCCGCAACGGTTGCAGCTCAGGTTGCAGGGCAGCTCGAGCTGGTGCCAGATGACGCAGAGCTTAAAGGGCTCGGCTTGGGCAACATCCGCATCAGGCATGGCGAACCTGGATACACCACCGAGGTGCCACCAGGATCGCGTTGTTTGATCGGTTTCGAAGCTGGCGACCCCAAGCGCCCTTATGTGGCGCAATGGCTGGCAAATACCAGCGTGACCAGCATCACTTTTGAAAATGGGATCCAGGACATCGCAAGGACCAACGACACCACAAGCCAAGGAACGATAACGGTTTCGCAGCCAATCCCACTGGGCCCTGTCTTGTTCAGCTATTCCGATGGCATCGGTAGCCCAGCAGTGGCTTTTTCTATAGACGCAACCAACATCGCGCTGGCTCCGCCAGGTATAACGACGCTGAGCCTTGATGGAATCATCACGTCTGGCAATCCCAAGCTAAAGGCATGAGATGGCAACGATAGTTTATGGCTCTGATTTCAGCTGCGTTACCGATCTGGATTTTAACCTGTCGCTGGTTGATGGCCGCAAAGGCCTAGCTCAGGCTGCAGCTCGCAGGCTTGGCACCCCAAACCGTGGCCTGTTCTACGATCCAGAGTATGGCTTCAGCGTGCTAAATCTCGTCAATGCCACGGTGCAGCCACAGATTATCAGCACTGGCATCCAGGATGAGCTGCCAAAAGACGAGCGCATCAACGACTGTGTGGCCACAGCCGAATTGACTGGCGATGTGCTGACCATCAATGCCGAAATCGAAGATGACGATGGCCCTTTTGAGCTGACCTTTGAGATTTCCTCAAAACCCAGTGGCGAGGCCATTGTGGTAATCTTAAACGAGAGTATCTAAATGCCACTTTCGCTATCACAGCTCAGAACACCAGCAACCGCAGATCAAGAAACTGCCAGGATTCTAGACATCCTCAACAGCCTTGGTTTTTCAACCACCAGCTGGCAGAGCGGCAGTGTGCAGCGCACCATTGTGGAGATGATGGGCAATGTTTCGGCTCAGTTTACCGTGGTGGTCGACACCATCAGCCGCATGGGTTTCAACGACAGCGCAGAGGGTGACGCGCTAACGGAATTCAGCAACTCGAATTATGACAATCAGCGAGTGGGTGCGCTTGCCACCGAGGGTGACTACACCCTGACAGGCGCGTTGATTGGCCCGCCCCATGCCATTGTGGCTGGTGATCTAATCGTTAGCGATGCGGATGGCAGACAATACCAAAACAGCACGGGAGGGGTGGTGCCAGCTGGTGGCACGCTGGTGGTCACAATCAAGGCTCTTGTAACTGGCACCGATGGCAACGTGCCACCGAATGGCACCATCACCACGCTTAACACACCGTTGGCTGGAGTTACTGGCAGCAATGACGCAGTTGCGCCGGCCACCACATGGATCACAACACAAGGGCAGGACCAAGAATCAGATAGCGTTCTGCGGCTGCGCAACACCACCAAATGGGCAACACAAAATCAGATTGGCAGCCCTGCGGAGCTCTACACCAATGTGGCTCTGAATGCAGATGCTGACATCCAAAGGGTTGGCATTGACGACACCAATCCGCGCGGATCTGGAACGCTGGATGTTTACCTCGCTCGAGCCACCGCAACCGCTCAGCCATCAGATATTGTCACTGTGCAGGCTGCTTTTGATGCGCAGGTGTGCGAGACAAGCGATGCAAAGGCAATCGCAGCCACCGAGGTGGCGCAGGCCTTTACCTTTACCGCCTACATCGAGGCTGCCAAAAACACACCAGACACGCAGGCAGCAATCGAGGAGGCCATTGCGGACTTCGTCAATAGCCTGGCCATCGGTGGCACCCTGATTGGCGGCAGCGGGTTTATGCTGTTCTCTGAGCTTGTAACTGCAGTGAGCAGCATTGACGGTGTGGTCAATGTTGTTTTTGCTGCGCCAGTGGCCGATGTGGCTCTGGCATCAAATGAAATCATGATCGTTGGCGTTGTTACGCCCACATACCTCAACTGGCCCTGATGGCTGAACCATTCACATTTCGAGACTTTGCTTTTCGCATATCGCCGCCATGGTTGCGGCGTTTTGTGGGGCGCAGATTTGTGGGTGGCGCCATTGGCCTGACTTATGACCTGCTGTCGGAGGGGGCTGCGCAAGCGCTCAAAGCTCCATGGCTGTTGTCCAACAGCAGCCCAGATGATGCATTGCCATCAATCGGTACCGAGCGCTCAATGCCTCGCTATCCTGCAGACACAAACGCGACATACCGAGCAAGGCTCCACAAAGCATGGGACACGTGGCAGCACGCTGGCAACGGTGTGGCCATTGTCGAGCAGCTCGAGGCAGCTGGCTACACCAACACGCTGGTGATTCCAGCGAGCAACAATGACGAACGGCCAGAGCGGCCAAGCTGGCGCTTTGAGGAGCCGCACGCCAAAGATGAGACGCTGAGCCTGCTGTTGTTCAACATTGGCGTGAGTGCATTTAGTGAGATTCTGCGGCTCGATGGCCAGGATTGGGCAGATCTAGGCTACCGCGTCAACTGGGCAATCACGCTGCGAGGGACCACGTCAAATGATGGGCGCACATTCACCATCAGAGCGCTTAATGGGCCCATTCTAGAGCTTTTTGACACTTCCGAGGCCACTAACCCAATTGTTAGCGAGGGGCCCGTGGTGGCGCAGCTGCTGGCCTGCTGGTGGTCGAGGTTTGTGGTGGTAATCGAGCAGCCCCATCCTTGGGTGCCGTGGGTTTGCGGCAATGGTTTTTTGGTTGCGAGTGGCGATGATGCACATACCGTTGGCAGCACGGCCACAGTTGGCGAGGTTCGCACAACTAAGGCAATTGCGCGCAAGTGGAAAAGCGGCCACAGCATAAACCCCTATCTTTTGATAGTGTTGTCGGGCGAATATGTTGGAGACCCAGATTTGATTTGTGGAGGTGGTGCGGTTGTTGGTGGCGAAACCATCAAATGGATGCACCAGGTTTGATCTATGCCAGTGATTATTGCACCAGTTGACGCCTACCCTGCCAATTTCACCACCTTTGCCGATGGTGATGCAGTCAGCCAAGCGAATTTCGTTAACAGCATGCCGGAGTTTGCGGACGCCATCACCTACCTGCGCAACCGCACTCTGCCAGCTGTGCCCTTTACGCTATCGCAGCCACTTGGGGGGCCAGCTGGTCAAACTGGCGCCGCTTTTGCGTACAACAGCACAACCAAGCTGTGGCGAGAAACGTTAGCGGCTGGTGATACCATCACATGGGGAGTTGATTTGGGCGCAACACTGCCTGCTGGTGGCCCCTTTAGGATCGTATCTGTTACATGCTGGACAAGGTGCGTTACCCACCCAGCTGGACCACCACCGGTTCCTGCGCAGGCCATAAGCCTGGACTACCATGACCCAGCCGGAGGCAGTGCCATTGCGCAAAATGTCACCAGCTTTTCGGACCCATCAAATGGAGCTGACCTGGCCACCCTGCATTCATTTAGCAGCGGCGCAATTGCCCATACAATTGTCGCTGGTGGTAGTTATTCTGTCACCTATACATCTGAAATTGGCGCTGGGCCAGATACTGACATCCACGCAATTCTGTTTGCAGTCGAGCCGGTGTAATCATGGGCCTTGGCACAACAGACTGGCTGGCTGAGCTGCTTGGCCCAAATATCTACAGCGCTGGAACGCTAATCCAGCCCAACAGCTCGAGCCTAAACTTCATCGGGCCCACGATTGCCTACAACCCGGTAACCAAGCGCATTGACATCACCGCGGTCAGCGGCGGTGGCAGCACACTTGTTGTGGCAAACATTGCCTCGCTGGGTGCTGTGGATGATACGACGCTGGATGATGGCGCTATAGCTGCCATGGCTAGCGTGCTGGACATCTGGTGGCTTGATAAGACCAGCGCGCTTGGCGCCGATGGCATCACAGTGATCAACACGCTAAGCGGCGCAGGCAAGTGGGTGCGAGCCGGACAGAGTAACGCCAAGTGGCGAGCGCAGCCAACCTGGCACATCAATCAGGCCATAGGCAATGACGAAAATGACGGCATAACGGCTGGCACGCCGCTGGCAAGTCATGAGGAGTTTCAGCGCCGCGTAGCAGACGCTGACCAGCCCATCGAAATCGCCATGGTCGTGACTTTCGATGTCAATTA